GTTTATGCCACTACACGAGTTTCTAAATGAAGTATTGCCTGAAGAAGCAAATCACGATGCTATTGATGAGTTAGTCGTGAGATTAATAAATTTTGTAAGAGCACAGCAAATTTGGGTTCATAATAAATCTGATGTGCCAGGAGGCTGATGCCTGAAGAATTGAACGATGAGTTCTTAGAAAATATGATTTTCAAAGGATTCACAACAGATAAAACATTTCTCGTACTAATTTCAAATTCATTCATTCCTGATTATTTTAATAACGTAACGATTGGTAAAGCATTTACGTTCGTTAAAAATCATTTTGAAGAATTCCACAATTTACCCACTAAAGATATACTTCTAAATGCCATTGACGATGATGATCTATCAGAATTGTTTGATACAATAGATGAAATAGATTTTAACATTGAATCAAATTATGATTACCTTGTAACAGAAACAAACAAAAGACTAAAAGATCAAGCCATTCGGAAAGCGATGCAAGATTCTGTTGATGTTATTCAAGGGTCCGGCGATTTAGAAATTGTTAGACACAATATAGAAGACGCACTCTGTAAAGATTTATCAATAAATCTTGGTCTTAACTATTTTGGTGATTTAGCACCTCGTCTTGAACGAATCTGGAACACTACTGAAGAACGCATAAAAACATACTATCCAACATTTGATGAATATATCAATGGTGGGTTTCCACCATTTACACTATCAGTATTGTGTGCAAAGATACATGGTTTTAAATCTAACACAATGGCAAATTGGGCTGCTCGACAGGTACTTCACGGTCACGATGTAGTTCTGTTAACGCTTGAAATGTCAGAAGATATGTTTGCTCAACGGTTTGATTCTATTTATTCAATGCTTGACATCAACCGTCTGTACATAACGGCTAACAAAAGAACACTTACAGATAGATTAGTAGAAATCAAAAATACACCTGATAGAGGAAATTTGTATATTAAACAGTTCCCCACAGGTGCTGCATCTGTAAGGGATTTTAGGATTTATCTTAGGGAATTAATACTCAGAGGTATTCGACCCCACATCATTTACGTTGATTACATAAATTTGATGAAATCAACATTGAAACTTAATGATGGAAATATGTATCTCTCTGTTAAAGCGGTAGCCGAAGAACTCCGAGCGTTATCATTCGAATTTGCAGCACCAGTTGTTTCTGTTAGTCAGTTGAATCGAGAAGGTTCATTTGTTGGATTCGAGGAGATCAATTTTAATTATGTTGCTGAATCTCACGGAGTTCCGGCTACCGCAGATTTTATGTCTATAATTGGTCAAGATGAAACTGATATTATGTATAAGTCAGAACTGCATAATAAAATTGTAAAAAATAGACTTGGTGGCAGAGTTGGTGATAAAATAAAATGGTTTTATGATTCACGAACTTTAAAAATATATGATGAACAAGAAGAACAGATATGGATTAGTGATGCAACAATAACAGGCGATACACGAGATTTTTATTCGCCACCACCACAACAAGAAGAAAATAACACAAGAAGGAGAAGACGATAATGGGACCAACAACAGGTAATAAAGCAATGGATGAAGCGATTAGACTAATGGTAAAAGGTAGGAGGAGTGAGCCAATAGGTGAAATTCTTTCACAAGCAACAGGCAATCCTTTACCAATGAATCATTTATTGATTAAAAAATTACAACCTAATGCTATCATACCTGAATACCAAACCGAAGGGTCGGTTGCATTTGATTTACATTCGTGTGAAAGTGGGTCATTACAGCCAGGTGAAACTCGTATGTTTCACACAGGTCTTGCTATTGAATTGCCAAAAAATCACGAAATGCAAATTCGTCAGCGTTCAGGGATGTCACTCAATTTTCCAAATTATATCACAATAGGTGTCGGCACCATTGATGAAGACTATCGTGGTGAAATTACGATACCGATTAAAAATAATAATAACAAAGGTGAATACCTGACTATTACAAGCGGTGATAGAATTGCTCAAGCCATTGTCAGCCCTGTCACTAAATGTCATATAATAGAAACAAATGAATTATCAGGAACTGAAAGAGGTAAAGGTGGTTTTGGTTCCACAGGAGAATAAAATGAGAAAGCAAGGTACACGAGTAGATGATCTAACAGGTGAAGGCAAGCCTGGCTATTTGAGAATTATTAGATTTGGTGATTTTCAATCAGGTGAAAGTAGCGCAGAAATAATTATGAATGAAGCAGATGCCTTGGATTTATGTGGCAAATTGAACAATTTTTTTGCTGCTAAAATGGAGGCAGATGATAAAGAAATTAATTCGAAAAAATCTTGAATACTTAGCAGAAAAATATCAATACTTTAAGGAAGATGATGGATTCACTAAAGCCCTCGATTCGATCAGGGGTTTTGACCGTGATAATATTGATCCTGACATTCACGAATGCACAGACGCAAGCTGGCAAGCATTATTAAATGAGCCATATAAAATTCACGGTGGAAGATCGTTGAATCTCCTGGTTATGGATCACAATTCAGGTGCAACAATCGGTGCGATCTTGATGAAAAATGAACCGCCGAATCTCAAACCACGAGATGAATATATATCTGGTGTGCCAGGAATTTATCAATGGAATTTAAAAGATGATGATAAAGAACGTCTGAAGTTCGTGGCACGAGTTACTTGCGTGTCACCAGAAACAGCACTCATTCCATTTATAGCTAATATTTCTTGTTCAAATCATATCCTAAACTACTGGAATCGTAAGTATCCCAAGCAACATTTAGTAGGTCTTACAACTACATCGGCACTTCTACAAGGTCAAGACCTTCATCAGCGGCAGCCACCACAATTCTTACAGCATTGGGTTTATTGTGGCCCTATCACAACATCCGTTAAGATTGATCCATCACCTGAAATTCAACAGAAAATGGATCAATGGATGTCACAGAAGTACCCTCGTAAAGACCCTTCAGAAATTTACAAACTGCTGGACATCAAACAACCTGAAGTTAAGATCGAGCGGCCGGTATCTTTCTGCCCCCTGTATAAAAATACACGAGCATTCTTACGCAACGATATGGAAGAAATCAAGGCAATTCCAGCATTTGATAATAATTTGTATACATTATTAAAAGAGTGGCGTAATGATTATTGAATCTGATGTTGTTTATATAAATGTTACACAAGAGATGCGTGACTTAGCAGAAAAATGGTATCGTGATCGTGGCGAAAAATATGGATCAATGTATGACCCTCACCTTGATCCTGGTAAAGTCAATGTTTTAAAGGGTTATATCGGTGAAGCGGTTTATCATTTTTGTTATCCTGATGCCGAACACGTTGATGAATCACATAAAGATTTTATACATTTCAATACAGGTATAGACATCAAGACTGAATGTGTGCAATATTATGATCCTAAAATTTGGTTTCAAATCCCTGACCAGGATTTACAAAGATTACCTGACATCTATGTGTTTATGCAGACTACTTATGACTTTACACAAGCGTGGATATTTGGTTGGATTTCTCACGCAATGTTTGTAAAGAACGGCACTCAACGTACTAAAGGAGAAAAAAGATTTTGGAAAGAAGGAAAACCTGATTTTGAATATTTGAATAATTGTAAAGATGTTCAGGTGATGGATGTATTCAAATTGAATATGAAAGGAGTGGTAGAAAAATATAATTTTGCATCGTGGTGGGTTGATGAAGTAGAAGCAATGAAAACTTGGTCGCCGCAAGGTGCTTGTAGGAGATTAAAAAATATATGAGCTTCATCAATTGCTACTATGAAATACGCAGATCAACGATGCATTTGTGGGAAGAACATAAAGGTCAGCGAATGTATGACCAAATAAACTGGGTGCCTTATTGTTTTTTCAGATCACCTTCGCCGCACAGAGCTGAAATCAAAACAATATACGGTGAGCCAGTAGTTCGAAAAAACTTCCGATCATACCAAGACTATTGGGAAAATACTAAAGATAACCCAAATGCATTTGAGAATAGAGTTAAACCAGAGATACAATTCCTGGCCGAGCAATATCACGGTATTTCTGACGATGAATTAGTGGTTCCAAAACTCAAAATTTATTCTTTGGATATTGAAGTTATAAGCTCGCAAGGATTTCCTGACATCTGGAAAGCTCAGGACCCAATCCCAATAATTTCAATCCGAGATTCGCAAACCAAGGAAGTTATATCATTTGGAAGCAAACCATATGTAGGTCGTGAAGAAAATCTAACATACCAATTTTATGAAACAGAAGAAGAACTACTTTTGCGCTTTCTTAATTTTATGTATAAGAACCCGCCGGATATTATAACTGGCTGGAATGTTCATCAATTTGACTTATCTTATATAATCAACCGATGTAAAACATTATTCGGTACTGACACTCAACATTATCTAAAATTATCACCTATAAGAATAGTAAGAACGTGGAAATCAGAACGATACAATGAGTTAAATATTGACATCGCCGGTATTCATATCATCGACTATCTTGATCTTTATAAATGGTACAGCCCTGATAAACTCGAACGGTATAAACTTGATTTTGTAGCAAACCACGAACTCGGAGTTGGAAAGTTGGATTACTCAGATTATAAAGACCTTCGAGAACTATATGAAAAAGATTGGAATAAGTATGTTGAATATAATGTTACCGACTGCAAACGAGTTGATGAGTTAGAAGAAAAACTCGGATATATTAGACTGGTTCAAGCATTGTCTTTGCTTACCAAA